GTACTTTTTGCAACATCTCTATTAATATTTCTATCCTTTATAGTAGGAACAACCGTAGCGTGTTGCATGAAAAGTTCATAATTTTGTTTTCTTGCCTCCTTTTCCGCTTCTTCGGCATCAACTGCTTCTGCCGGTTCATTATTTGGGTCCTGATTGGGATCTTGGGTAGTACGGTCTTGGGTTTCTTTAATTAAAGCTTCTTTATAATTAGCTATTATTTCAACAACTGGGTCTGGTTTAGAAGCAAATAATGCACCTGATTCTATTGGTAAATTACCTTCAGGTGAAGAATCGACAGATATACTATTACCTTCTGCAGCAGTTCTTTCAGCAATAATCATGTTCTTCATTGCAGCAGGAATTTCAAACGCAAATTGAGAATCTATAAAAGGACAATCTATACCACTTGAAAAAAATCCAGTTATACCATCTTTGTTGGGTTTTCCTTGAAAATTTAAATCAGCTATTTCAAGTTGGTATCTTCCTTTATTTTCAGATCTACGAGATGGTATTTGTACTATTTCAAAATACCAAATTGAGTTTGCTGCAACAGAAACACCATTTAGTATTTCATAGTATATATCTTTAGCAACATAATTAGATTTTTCTAATACTTCAATAAAAAATTCAAAATTTACATACAAATCTTTTAAATACCCCCATTGACCAGATTCTGCAGTAAATGCAACTGCATCGGCTGGGAAAAGTGATGCATCTAATGCAGTTGTTTGTGGAAATTTAAATGAATTACCTGCCGGATCTTTTTGTTCTAAATTAACAGTTCTTTCTGGTTTTCCATCTGCATTCAATATAGGTCCTACTTGCTGAACGGTTGTTGCAGATAATGCTTGAGCCATTCCAAAATCAGGAGTTAAAGTATTAGGTATAATTAATTTACTACCATCAATAGAAAACATATGTGGATGTGCTCTACAAATAGTATCTCTATATTCTATTGCTAGTGGAAATGTTGGTACATCTGAACCACAAACCGATGCAACTGATTTTGTTTCATACGCAACTTTGTTTAAAATTTCAAAAGCAAGTTCTAAACGAATGTATGAATTTTCACTAACCAATGGCATTCCTGCCGGTACGGCAGCCTCTCCAGATGTAGAATTTTCTCCTTCACCACCTTCTTGTTGTGTTGTTTCTACTGCAGTATCTTCTAATTCACCAATTAAATCTTTTCGAATTTCATCATCCATGTTGATAAAATTGGCTTCACTTATAAATGAAATTCCTCTACTATCTACCTCATTTATTAGTTGTTTGACCCTTTCGGTTTTCTTGGCCATTGGTAAACGATTATACATTTGCATAAATAGAGCCAATCCAACATTTGATTCGGCAGTAGATTCGATTGTTCTGTTATCATATCGTTCACCACCTTCATTTTTTTTATCATCTTTTTTACCACCACTTCTATGTTGTTGTAAATAAGCTGCAACTTCACCTATTGATGTCAATTCAACTTTTAAAATATAAGTTTCACCAGTACTGGTAGTGAATCCACCATTTGTAATATACCCTAAAAATCCATCGTAGGTATAACCAGAAGCACTTTGTTTTTCTTTTAAGTGGTCATAACTGTTAAACTTTGCAATTTCACAAGGACTTAAATTAATTTTTTGTGAAATTGATTTTTCTATATTCCAACCAAATTCTACTAAAACGGTATATCCTGGCTCAAGAAAATACTTGGATAATTCTTCAGCTTGTTTTAAACTAAAACATTTAATCTGAAATTGTGATTTTCGTGTTAATCCACCATCACCGAAATCAATACCCATAGATTCAATGACAGGAGATGGTCTAAATCCTCTATCACCTTCTACAAATACTGGTGTTCCACTAAAAGTGGTACCAATTCTACCTGATTTATTTGTATCACCGTATCTAAGTGAAAATGAATTATCTCCATCGGATGGAGTTGATTCTAATACCAACCCACTTGAAGATGAGATTCTCATCCAACCTTGTAATGAAGAAACACTTGCATTGTTTCCTGCTCTTGATTGAATAAGTTCTTTTATTTTTGGATTGAAATACGAATTAAAAGGAAATAACATATTATCTGAAATTATTTAATATCTCTATATAATTTTTTGGAACTCTTAAAATAGTACCATCGGGTACTGCAAATGGTGCATCGTGAATGTTGTTTGCAGTTGCAATAATCCACCATAGGGATTGATCTCCATAGTATTGATATGCAAGAGTATCCAATCTATCACCGCCCTGAGTCACGATATATATATCACTATCTCTTAATGGTATATTTGGGTATATTTTAGTTCTATATACCTCTCTGCCATCTTTTAGTTTTTGTATCTGATTTCTTTCGTATCTACTTGCCATGATTTATTTTGTTATATTACCAACTACCCCCTGCACCACCACCACCAAAGGAACCGCCTCCGAATCCTTTGAAAGTACTTGGGGCTACATTTACTTTTCCTGCATTCTTTGTTCCTGCTACTTGAGAACCTCTTTTTTGTGTTTGCAATATATTTTCACTTGCAGTCTTATTGGTTTTCGGGGATGATTTTGTAACCGAACTTGTTGGTTTCGGTAATTCTTTATTTACATCAACACCATTCAATCTAGTTGCAACTGCATTTGGATAATTAACAACTGTTATTTGATCGGAATATACGGTAATAAATTGTGTATAAGTAACTGATAAAGTACCTTTGTGTTTACTTGGTACAACTACTAAGTGTGAATAATTAGTTTCAGATATTTTCTTTACACTATTTATATCATAAGTTGGGTCTGCCCAATACGAAAGAAGTACATCATCATCCACAAATGGGAATACCTTTTTAGCCTCGGTAAATCTTTGATCTAAATTAGCCAAAAATTCAGATGTAAATGCATCACTTGTTGTAATTGTACCACCTTGGTCTTGTTGTGGTGTAGATTCTGTTTTACCAGTTTCTAAATTAGTTTGTGGTTTATTTACACCAGCCTCTCTTGGTGGAGTTACTGCATTACCATTTTTATCAATTTTAAGATTTTTTCCAAAATTTCCAGTTGCTGCTAATGCATCTGCTCTAGCCTGTGTTGCAATTGCATCATTTTGGAAAGGTGATGCATTAATAGTAGTACGAGCAGGTACAGCAGGTGTGGAAGTAGTGGAAGTAGGAGTTGGGGTTGTAGTGTTTGGAGAATCGGTATTTTGCACAGGTTCGGTTGCTACCGGAGTCACACCATTTGTAACTGATTCATTTATTTTATTAACAGCCTCATCCGAAAGACTAAAATTGTATAAAGCAATTCCTGAACTTCTATCTTCAATAAATTTAATAGTCATAGATACTTCAATATATCTTGGTAATAATAAACCAGCACTGTCAGTTTCCCAACTATTATTATCAGGAATACTATAAGAAAGAGAATCAATAAATCCAGTTTTATTTAAATAAATATTTCCTAATCTAAATGTAATAATTGGAGGTTGCACATAATTTTTACCATCTACTGCTGCAAAGGATGGATATGTTTGTTGGGTTAAAAATTGTAATTTTTCCCAATTAGCTGCCAATTCTAATTTATTAAAACATACAACATTTAACACGAACTGAACACTTCGTTCAACACCAGTGTATGTATAAAATTTGTAAGGATTTCCAAAAAAATTACTTGATTCCCAACTAGGTGTAGTTGATTCAGATAATCCTGTGATATAACTTCTAAAATGTACCGTTTTTGAATCTCTTAACGATTTAAACCAAAGTGGAATTAAATCTCTTCCTTCCATTTCTGATAATTCTTCAGCAGAACGAATTTTTGCTGGGGATTGATTTATAAGGTCAAAACTATTATCCAATCCATATACAGTTTTCCAAGTATTTTTCTTTCCTGAAAGTACTCCATAAGTATTTCCTTCGGTTGGGTTATATGCAGAATATACACCAGTATTATTTTTTCTATCAGAAAATCCATATTCGGTTTTTCCATATCTACCACCATTATCTTTTCTATCTACACCAAAAACTGGTGATACTAATGATAAATCGATAATAGGAGTATTTGCTTCTCGATAATCTTCTCGATAATTACCAAGAGTTTCGGAATATTTAAAATCAGGATTTGGTTTTGGATTACGAGTTTGTTCCTCAACCGCTTTATCTAATGCATCTTTACTTGCGTTAGATGTTCCTTTTAATTTGTTTTTTATCTCTACAGCTTCAGCACCAAGTTTTCTTTTTAATCTTTCTTTCTCTAATGAAGCTTTTATCAAAAAATCATTTGTTGCCTCTAATAATGGAGCCAAATCTTTTTGTTGTTGTGCTCTTTCTCTAGCTACACGAATTTTATCAGAATAACTAAATTGAGATGAATACTCATACGCTCCATTTGCAGGTTGTGCTGTGTTTGCACCCAATGCATATGGGTCTCCCAAGAAAAAATCTCGTACTTTATCTTTTACCAAGGATATACCTTGTCCTAAAAGTTGTTTTCCAATAGTTTGAGGGTTACCTCCCCCTGATTGTTTCAAAAATTGACCTAATAATGTTCCTGTTGCATCGTTTTTTATACGAGCGATGGTAATCATAGTATCAGGTTCTATGTTTCGTTGTAGTTCACCTGTGTTCTTTACATAAGTTGGTATTGTGAGTTGTGGAATACCCAATCGTGTGTTTATACCATCTCTGGCTTGATTTAATGAACTTACCTGTCCTCCAAATACAAATCTACCAAACCCACCACTAGTTATTTGTGCCAATCCTTGACCAACTACTCCACCATCCACCAACACTTGGTTGAGTCCGGTTGCTCGTTTCATTTGTTCTACTGCAGAAGTAGAACGGGTGGCAATACGAATAGATTGATTACCATATAGTAAAGGATTGTTTAATTCAACTGCAGAACGAGGTCTGATACCAGTTGTTTCAAATTCAACTAACGTATCTTTATCCGACTCTACAGCCGTATCAAAGGTTGATCCTTTAAATAAATCTAATATCGTTTTTCCCATCTAATTAAGCAAATTGAGTTCCAAATTTATTATCGGTACTCGTTTCAGTTTTTTTCCTTACAACACTTGTAACCTTTGCACTATCCATATATACATCTTTATTTGCTAAAAATGCTGCTTTTAATTCTCGTAATTCTGCAATGACACCTTCCATAGAAACCATCGGAGCCCCACCTCCTCCACTCATTGAATCTGCTAATCCTGCAGGATTTTTAGTTGCTATTAAGAAGTCATCAGGATGAGTTGATACAACTTGTCCGTTTTGGACTACACCATCATTTATCGATTCACCTGATTCATTTGTTGGTGGAGCAGCTGAGCCAAGTGTACCAAATGAAACGGTATTAAGAAGGTCTCCTGCTTTAACTAATGGTTGGATAAGATATTCATCTATAACACTTGATATGGATTGAATACCTTCTGTCAAAAACATTATAAAATCCATAACCGGAGTTAATACAAATGCTAAACCTTCTGCTATAAATCCAATAACTTCAAATATTTTTCCCATTCCCCAAACCATAAAATCTATAAAGTAACCCATTGGTCCAGCATCTACTTGTGCGGCAAATAAATCACCTAACTTTCGAAATATCTCCATAATAGGTTCTATTGCTTCCATTGTTTTTGATTTTAATTCTTTAAATTTATCAAACAATGGTTGTAATCTTTCTACAACTCTTTCAATAGGTGTGATTAACATTTCTAATATCGCCCCACCTATTGCATATATTGGCCCAACTACTGCCTGAAATACATCATTCATAGCACCAAGAACACCAAAAATTATACTGAATAACGCTCCAAAAAATTTCATTATTGGTCTTACAATTACACCCATATTTTTCATTTGGTCTAACAAGTTATTCATAATAGTTGAACCAAGAGGAGCCATCATGTCCATAAATCCAGTACTCAAAGAACTAACTTCATTTTTCAATGCATCGGTTACTGATTGCATCTCTTGTTGTTTTGCTAGTTTATCGGTCTGTGCCTTTAAATCGGCCTCGGATAATTCGGATATATCTTTACCCGCATCAGCAAGAGCTAATGCAGCTGCTAAATTTTCTTTATCTAAAACTCCAAATCGTTCTCTAATTTTTTGTTGAGTTGCTAGAGATTCGATTGTCATATTACTTGCTTCTGCAATTTTTTCTTGTTCAAAGGAATTGAGTTTTGTTACATCACCTAACTTCATCACCTCATCAACCACAGCTTGTTGAGCACCAAGTACATCTTTGGTTGCTGCTAGTTGTCTTGCTCTACCAAAATTTAAATTTTGGCCTAACATAGCAGATGCTTCTAATTCAGATGATATAGATTTTTCAAAATCTAATAAATTATCTGCTACTTTACCTGCTTCTCCAATAGAGGTTCCTAATTTAGCTGCTTCAACTGCTGCATTTCTTAATTCTTCAGCCGAACCTCCAAAGTATTTGTAAGCATATTCGGAATTATCCGCCATATCCTTAATAACCTTATCAGGTGAAACACCTGCCAATTTGGCCATTTCAACAGTTTGACCTATTAATGCTTGAGATTGTTCTGCAGTTAAATCTCCAATGTTTTGGAATACTTTATTTAATTTCGTTGCTTCGGTTATCGAAACTCCAAAGTTCTTGTTTAATACTAAAATAGAACCCATTACAGCTTCAGATGGTTGTTGTAATCCATCAAATGCATTTGTAAATTCGGCTGCTGCTTTTGCTGCGTTTTCGGCACTTACACCTAAATTAGCGAAATCAACATTCGTATTACGAATGTTTTGTTGCATTCCTCTTGTTTGGGAAACTAATAAACCAGTTTCCTCTCTAAAAGCTTTTGCTGCTTGGTCAAGTTCCGAGAATCTCTTTATTGCCATAGCGATTGTTGCCACTACTGCAGCAACTACTATTAATACTGCACCAATTGCAATTGCAGTTGCAGCTGCACCAGTTGAAAGACCACCCATTGCACCTCTTAGAGCAGTTATAACACCTTGACCTTGCCCTAAATTACTTGCAAAATTTGTAGTAAATTGTTTTGATGCAACTCCTAATTGTTGTTTAAAAACCGAAGAACCCATTTTACCAAGTTTGGATAGCATACCACCAACTAGGGGAATTTCATCGAACGTATCAACTAAACCATCAAAAGCATCACCCATGCTACTTCCTAACTTTTGTGCAGCATCATCTACCTTTTGTATAGTGGTTAATCTTTTTAAATCTAATTGTAATCCTTCATTTGTTATTTGTAAAGCAGCTACCCTTTGTTCAACATCTTTTCTATTTGCATCAGTAATACCTCTTTGGAGATTATTTATTGCCTTATTATTTTTTATAATTTGTTTTTGAACATCTTCGGAATCTTCTAAACTTTTTACCGAACTTTGTAAATTTTGAATATATTTTTTTGTAGCACTACTTATATCATTTGTGTTATTAATTTGGTCTTCTAAATCTTGAACTATTGCACCAGCTATTGATTGAGATACTCTTAATGCCTCATTATATTCATTTTGTAATTTTAGTATTTCTCTTTGTTGCTGGGAATTGTTTAACATTTTTTAAAATCTTATCTAATGTTTAAAATAGCTTTGTATGTATGAGGAATTCTTTCTCCGTTTTTTTGCATTCTTTCTACTTTTTTACGAAGGGTATCCATATCATTATCCAAACTTCTAGCAAGTTTCAAAAAATCGTCATCTTTTTCTAAATTTGAAACCATTTTTTTTCCAAAAATGTAATCAACAACACCTTCTTTCATATCGTGTTTTTTCGATATAAATTCTTTTATTTTATTTTTTTTTGTTTCAGTAAGTTTCATTTTAGTTTATCTCCAATTATACTCTAATAAATATTAAATAAAAAAAAATGTGAGGAGTTTTACCTTCTCACATTTACATTTGGGCCACTTACAGCTGATTTAGATTTCTGAGATTGTTTTACATCTTCTTGTTCTCTTTTTTTAGTATCTATCAATTGTTTGTAGTAGAAATTTCGTATGTGTATTGGTAATCGATAAACTCCTTCTTGAGTAAATCCATTACCAAAATAACATAATTCAAAAATTTGTTTATGAAGTATAATTGAATAATTACTCGGAAGGCCAAAAAAACCCTACGCCCATTGGAATCGAGCGTACCTCCTTTTCTCCCGTTTGGGGGTCTTCATATTCAAACTCCATTTTCACATCTGGTTGTATTTTTTTAATGTATTCTCTAAATGCTTTAGTATCTCTAGTTAAGAATTGGTTGTTGATAAAATTTGTGATAGCACCAGTATCAGTTTTACCATTTACAGAAACAATCATGTATCTATATCTAGTTGTTAATTCAGCACCTAAAGCACCTTTATTTAATCTTTGTAGTGATTTTATATCGGCATCTATCTTTTTTTCATCACCATGTGTCAATAATCTAAATTCTAATTGATTACCATTTGATGTTGTAAATTTATATTTATTTTCTCGAGTTAATAAAGTAGTATCAACTTCTTTTACCTGAACTTTTGATAAATCAACAACTACATCTTCTTTTTCATCTAAATTGTTTGTAAGTTGAATATTATATTCAGGTCCATACCCCAAAATACGAGTTGCTAACATAATAGCATTTTTATCACCAAGTAGAATATCATCAACATTGATTTTACTATCTACTATAATAGATTCAAATAATTTATCTAAAACTATACCTTTTTTAATTAAATTTTGAGATGTTAAGATTTCTTCTTCTTTTGCAGTCATGTATTTAATTTCTATTTGACCAGAAGAGAGAGGATTTGATTCAGGATAACATAATCCTTGAGATGGAAGTGAAATTACTTCGGTTGGAAAATCATAATTTGCCATAATAAACCTTTATTTTGTTGTTTGTATATAAATATATAAATTAAAAAAAGTTGAAAAAAAAAGAGTTCTCATTTCGAGAACTCTCTTGTATAAGAAAATGAAATAATGTATTAGAATTCCAAGATTGCGTAATCGTAAGAAATTGTTAATTCGATTGTAGCAGGGTCGGTACCAGTTGCCCAATCCAAATCACCAAAGTTAGCTTGAGAAATGAAAGCTCCTTTTAGAGTCCATTGTTCGATTTTATCACCCACAGGACCTAACATATAACATTGAATATCTTTTTTATACATATCAGCATATCCATTTCTACCAGTTAATGATTCGTGAGATAAACGTATCCACTCCATTACCGCTTGTGCTCCTGAAGGAACAATTGGGTCATAAAGAGTCATTGTAATATCTTGCCACTCACCCTTGCCTTTAAGTTGTCTTTTTACGTTAATGTGATCCAGAGTAACCTTTTCAAATTGAATTGTAGGTCTTTGAGATGCTTTTATTAAATATGAAGGAATACCACCTACTTCGAAGATGAAGCGGTTCTTCATCTTCGGTTCGAAATTGGTATAGAACATATCGTTAAATTCTAATACTTCTGCCATTTTTTATTTTCTCCTATTATACTAATAAATATAATTTTTTTTATTTTTTAAATTATGAACTGAATGATGCACCAGTTGGTAAGATGTTGAAATCCAACACGATGAATTCAGCAGTTCTTGTTGGTTGTAAGAAAATCTGTCCAGCCAAGATGTTTCTATCAATTACATCAGGTGTATTGTTAGTTTCATCCATTACAACTCTGAATGCGAATAAACCTTGTCTTTGTTGGATTCCTTCCAAGTAAGGATTTACTGTATTCAAGAATCTTGAACGAGTTTGTGATGTATTTTGTTCGAATACCAAGTATCTTGAAGTAGATGCAATGTATTTCTTAACTTTAATCAACAATCTTCTTACATTGATTCTATCCAATGCAGATGCTCTATCTTGAAGAGTTTTCTGTCCAAATGCCACGATACCCTCTCCAGGGAATTGAGCGATTGGGTTTACTTTGTTCTCATATAGAGTATCTCTTTCAGCATGAGTTAATCTATTCAATACACTAACTGCTCCAGTGATACCACCTCTATTCAAACCAGCTGGTGCGAACCATTCTGCTGCAATAGCATCATTGGCTGCGTAAATTCCTGGCATTAATACTGATGGTGGAACAATTGTTAATTTATTTGTTCTTGAATCGATTGTTTTAACCCAAGGGTAGTATGCACCTACATAGTTAGAATCTACATTTTGTGCTTCCAATGTTACCAAATCAATTGAATCATCGTAATCACTCAATTCACCAATGTAGAATGCATCTTCTCTAGCTTCTACCATATCAACAATCTTATCGAATACATAAGAGTGTAATCTTCTAACAACACCAGGTGCAGCTACCAAGTTGATATCAAAATCATCAGGGTTAGATACTGCGTTAATAGCTTTTACATAAGCAATTGAACCACTTGTTGTAGGATTAGCTAAGTTAAATCCTTGTGAATTACCAGAACCCCATTCAGTATCATTATTTTTTGCCAAAGCGTGTTTTATAGTTGGAGATACTCCATCAAATCCACCTTGGAATGCTACTGTAAATTGTCTTTTTGCAACATCAGTAGTGTTTGAACCAGTCAATAAATAATTAAATGGTGCATTATCAAATGTGAAACTTGTATTTGAACCAGTACTAGCATTGTTTGGAATTGGTGCCAAGAAGTAGTTATTATCTACTCTTACAACTGCAGTTTCCAAATCTATACCCGAATATCTAAATGTAGATGATGCATTGTTATCTGCAGAACCAGTTGAGAAAACAACTGCAGGTGTGATTGAATCTAATCCTCTTATTGGAGAATAATATGGTTGGTGTCCGAAAGGTCCTGCCGTAACTGGGAAAGAACCTTCTTCGGAAACTTCTACTCTAACCAATCTTGAACGATTCGTATAATCACCATTCATTGTCATTTTACCATTCTCATCAATAGTGATGTTTTGGTCACCAATTACTTTTAAGATGTAATTTGGAGATAATGGATCTAAATTTACATTGTTGTAAGTTTCTAAAATAGATTTTCTTCTATCAGTATCAGAGTAACCTCTAATTACAATAGAGAAAGTTGCATAATCAGTTGCGTTTGATTCACCTGCTGCTTTTATATTAAAAATTGAAATTTTGTATTCAGTATTAGCATAAGTACCATCACCAATAGTATGGAAACGGAATAGTTGATGTGTTTCACCTGAAATTTCTTGTGATATAATCCAAGGAGTGGAAGCATAAGAACAATCTTGGTCTACAAAACTTTGTTCTCCTAAACTTACCAATGAAACTTCTGAACCAGATGATATATTAAATGTTGATATAGCTGCATTTTCAAAAAATTGAGATACATAAACACCCTTGGAACCTCTTGGATTTCCACCAAATACATCTGATAAATCATTTCCAGCAGTGTATAGGATAGATGCAGAGATTTCTGTGTTATATGCAGAATCAGAACCACTTAGTGTAATACTGAATGCAGAAGATGATTCTTGAGCATCAATAGAAGCAGTGATAGCATCACCGTTACCTGATGTTGTCCAGTGATGAGTTGATTTTAGAACACCAACTAATTTTTCTCCGTTTGAACCTGATACTTTAATACCAACAGTTCCTCGTTGAGTATATCCACCGATATGACCAACACGAACAATAGTTACTGTTCCAGCTTCTCTTAAATAATTTTGAACCGCGTAACCAGTATAGTATGAACCATCTGGTGTACCGAAAATTGATTCAAATTCTGATTGGGTGTTTACTACGGTTGGAACGAAAGCAGGTCCTTTAGCAAAAGGTCCAATTATTGCTGCTCCGATTTCACCAATACCTTGAGATAAAAATGATTGGTCATTTTCTCTTGTAAATACACCAGGTGATACAATCTTTTCTGCCATTTTATATTACTCCTTTATAATTTCAATTGTGTAATGATACGAATATAAATATTATTTACTTTTTGTAAAGAATATTTTTTTACTGATTAACCTGATTATTTATGGGAGTAAATATGCCAGTATTTGGGTCATAATTACCATCACCATACTTTTCATTCAAACTTTTAAATAATTCTTGTTCTTTTTCTACTAAATCTTGATGTTGTTTGAATAGTTGAGTTTCAATTTCATCTACTTCATCGTTTCTTCTTTTTCTCTCAACTGAAAGTTGTCCTAATTGAGTAAAAACGAGTTCAACATCGGTTTTTAATTGATTAATTGAATTGATTTCTTCTTGTGTAAACTTGATTTGTTCCATCATTTTGATATATTTAGTTGTTATTTTTTATATATAAATATATGAGGTTTCTCCAAACAACAAAAATAATAATGATTATTTATTAAGATGGAGTATCAATTTGAATAGTAGCAGACCATGCTCCTTTTAATCCTTGATCAATTGCCCTAACTCTGAAAAAACGAGTTCCTCCAAAAAGGCTAAGTACCTCTACAATATTTGTACTCCATTCATCTGCACTATGTGTAATAGTAGTAAATGTGTTAGTTGTAGCTAATTGCCACTCATAAGCAGTAATACCAGTAGTTCCAGTCGATGCAGGAGCAGTCCAAGTTACATTTGGTTGGGTGTATGAAACACTAGTCGGAGCACCAGGTGCAGGTAAATCAGTATGTGTATTACCACCTTTGTTGTGAGTAATATATCCATTTACCATATAGGTATCTTCTGATTCCACATCAATTGAGACAATTTCGGTTGTTTTTTCAACGATTTCTATTAAAGTAATATCAACTTCAGTTCCATCTCCTTTAACCAACTTATCACCTACCACTAAATTAAACATTTCTTTGAATAGATAATCACCACTTACTGAATCTTTTACCAACATTGGGTGTTCTGAAGTAGCAGTTACTTCTCCATTATTAATATCATAATAACGAGATGCAAAAGAATAAGTTAAATTAACAATAGTTACATCTTTTGGGGTAGTAGAAAGCGAATTAGTGGACCAATCCAAGAAAGTTCCATCTGAATCTTCACTTAAACCACCGATTGAGAACCCTTTTAGTAAATCACCTTCATTTAAATCACCTGCTTCTACGATTGTTCCATCTGCAAGGGTTACTGGTGAATCGATAGTTAAACATAAAGCAGTTGAGTTTCCATCATATGAATCCACCGAATAAACGGTCTTTGTTCTTGCAGTGTTATATCTAACTGCGTGTTGATTGAATCCATCTGCGAAAGTTGCAGAAACTGTATGTAATAATACTGGTTGTAAAACAGTTTGGGTAGGTGCATTTGTCATATTACCTACTGCTATAGTAGCAGAAACACCATTATTTGCAGAAACTGATAATTTATCACCACCGGTGATACCCCAAGTAACATTTGAACCTCTACCACTTATTTGAGAAAATCTACTACCCCCTCCAGTAGTTCCTAATGTATATGTCTCGGAGGTGTTTTCTACTGCATAGGTAAATCCCGATACGTCATCTATTGAATCTACAGCGTAGAACGAAAGACCGGTTGTAACTGCAGAACCACGAATATTACCAAGTGAAACATTGGAATTTTGTGTAAATCCAGTTGCTCCTGCTAAATTATTGAGTGATAGAGTATCTCCTGAAGTAAGTGTTGGCATATTTGTTCCTTATGTATTATAAATATCAAGTAAATCATCTACCCACTTTTGTTTGTTTGAAAAATTCATTATCATAAATGATTTGATTTTATTAAACCAAAAACATTTTTCATCGTAAGGGGTTTCCAATAACTTATTATAAATATCAAGAAACTCCTTTTTAGTTGAAACTCGATATGGATACTCCAATTCTTTACACCAATTTGTGTGTATTATTGGTAGTTTTCCTCTATCTACTGCTTCAAATATAGAATATCCAAATGGTTCAGATGAAAACGCAGAATGAGAAATTCCCCAATTCATATTATAGAATTTATCTTTAAAAGTTGAATCGTAATGATATAATTTGGATTTTGATGTATCTATTTTGGCACCATTTTTCCAAATTGAGTTAAATTCAACTGAATTGGTAAAAATATAAGATTTTAACCCATCTAAATAGTGTGGATTCTTTCTACCTTCACATCTAGCAGCAAATCCTAAATTATTTGATTCTGAAAGTGGTAAATCCCATTTAAAATCATAAAAATTACGAATATTCTTGTTTGGAATCAAAATATCGTATAATCCTATCCAAATTGAGTGAGTTGCCCACTCATTTACTTGTGTTTCCCATGCAGAATCCAAATAAGGGTGCCAACCAAGTGAAGCATCGGTTCCAACTTGGGATTTTATGATATGGTCTACTGAATTATGAAGTATATTTGAGTGAATTTTGTGTTTATTCTCCTCGATTACCTTCATTGGGGTGTAATGACCATGTAAAATGTTGATTCTCCTTGCATTTCTACAAATTTCTTCAACTTTTTGGATATTATCACCATGCCAATACGCTTCTATTGGAAATTGATAATTTTCGTGTCCTTTTGGTCTATTTCTATGGAGAATAAGGATGGGTTTTACCTTTAATTTAGGTACAATTAATTCCATCCATAAGTTTACCCAAGTATCAGTTCCTGCATTTACCCAAGGACCTCCACCGGTTGTGTAATATACATCGTATATCATTTAACTTTATTTTTTTACTATAATTCTTCCTGAAAAATTACCTGAAAAAGTTATATCAAGAGCATTTGCTGAAGTTGATTCTATAATTGAAGGTAATTCTTGTCTTTTTGTTGAAGTATTCCAAGCTTGAACTATTGGATATTCTTCGTTTAAGTTATGTGTGATTGTGTATGTAGAATTACCACTAACATTCACTGCATAAGTAGTTAAATTAGTTATTTGAGTAGAACCTGAAACTATTCCACTTGGGATATTGGTAAAATTGGTATAATCTAAATAATAAGAACCAGGTTGACCATTTAATGCAGATGAATCAGTTGCAGAACCTGAAACTATATGTCCACCTTTTGCAACTACAATATATCCACTATGATTTGCAGATAAAACTATTGTTGCAGTATTATTATTTGTAAGTGTGATTGAAGATGGTATAATTTGAGTATCATTATTTTCATATACTGAAATTATTACATTTTTAGTATTGAAATTATGTGTTACTGAAATTGTGGATTGATTATCAAATGAGGATGTTACTGTAGCAACCTGAGATACATCTGCAGCAGGTAAATTTGTAAGTTGTGAACCATCACCTTTGAAAAATGAAGCAGTTATTGCACCAGTTCCTAAATTAACTGATTGGCTTACAAGTGAATTAATAACTTGAGATGACCCAGATACTACTCCAGTTGGAAGTAAAGAAGTTATTTGTGATGAACCCGAAACAATACCCGCAGGTATATTTGAAAGTCCTATATAAGATACTTGGGATGAACCAGAAACTACGGTATTAGCATTCAGTTGACCCTTAATAGTTGTATTAATTGAACCAGTAAATGCTTCTAAATTAGCAGTTTCAACTTCTAATGCAGTTAATCTTGTAATAGCAGAACCACTGGCAGTTTCTAATGAAGTTAATCTATTATTTTGAGTTGTGTTAGTTGTATTGTTTGAACCAGTGTAAGTATTAAGAGATGATAAAATACTTATAACTTGTGATGAACCAGAAACTACTCCAGTTGGAAGTAATGGTGTTACTTGAGCAGAACCTGAGACAATTCCTACTGGGATAGAAGAAATTCCTGAATAAGTAATTTGAGATGAACCTGAAACTATTCCAGTTCCTTGTAATATAGTTGCAGTAGTGATAGACCCACCCAATGCAGTTGATGTACCTGCAATTGTGATTGAACTATTTGTTAGGGATGAGTTACCAATGTTGGATATAGTATTATTTCCACCATTGATGGTTTTGTTGAAAAGACTTTGTGTAGAAGAAACATCTACTAAACTTACTTCAGAACCACTTAAACCAGCTTGCCATTGATCAATTGATTCGTTCCAAATCAATGATGCATTTGTAGAGGTACCTCTTTCAATTTCAATACCACCGTTTTGAGAAGGAGTTCCTGTCTCATCGGAATTTAGAATAAGAATGTTATCTCCAATATTTACGGTATTAGAATTTACGGTTGTTGTTGTACCATTTACCGTTAAGTTACCACTAATAGTAACATCATTTGAGAATGTTTTATTGCCATTTATTACTGAACCTGATAAAACTCCATCTGCATCTAACTTTTCCTTTACATTTGAGTCAAAATTAGTGATTAAATCTGCGTTAACTTGAGATGAACCAGAAACTATTCCTGCAGGGATGGAAGAAAGTGAGGTATAAACTACTTGAGAAGAACCAGAAATTACTGTGTTAGCATTTAATTGGTCCTTAATAGTTGTATTAATTGAACCAGTAAATGCTTCTAAATTAGCAGTTTCAACTTCTAAAGTATTTAATCTACTGATTGCAGAACCACTTGCAGTTTCTAACGAAGTTAATCTACTATTTTGAGTAGTATTAGTTGTATCGTTTGATGCGGTGTATGAGTTCAATGAACCTAATATTCCAACTACTTGTGAACTACCACTAACAATTCCTACTGGAATCGAAGAAAGTGATGTGTAAACAACTTGAGAAGAGCCCGAAATTACACCATCACCGAGGGTGTTTAAATAACGAGTATCAAAAGATGCAGTTAATTGGGATGAACCGGAAATTATACCGGTACCTCTGAGTTCATACGAAGATGTTGCTGTAATTAATGATGAAGTTATACTTTGTAATATACTCCATTTTGTATCATTAGAGGCAGTGTATAACTCTAAATTTAAAGTTTCACCTAATAAACTTGCAGAAATTAATTCTAAATTATTTAATCTACCAATTGCACTACCACTTGCTGTTGAAAGTTGATCTAATCTAGTATTTTGAGTAGTATTGGTTGTATTATTTGAAGCGGTATATGAGTTGAGAGATGTTAAAATACCTACAACTTGAGATGAACCTGAAACTACTCCATCACCTAAAGTATTTAGATAACGAGTATCGTATGAAGCGGTTAATTGAGATGAACCAGAAATTATTCCTACTGGAATTGATGATATGCCTGAATAAGTAATTTGAGATGATCCCGAAACTACACCATCTCCACTGGTATTTAAATACCGAGTATCAAAAGATGCAGTTAATTGGGATGAACCAGATACTACACCATTAGTTGATTGTATATTGCCAAAAAATATAGAAGCAGTTACATTACCAATAATATTTATAGAGCCAGTAGTTTGAGAGTTAGTAGTAACGATTTGTTCAATAGATGATGCACCATTATCTTTTTCAAAGAAAATTCTACCATCGTATGTATTAATTGCTAATTCCCCCAACTCCAAATTGGAAGTAGATGGGACTTTACCTTCAACCGCTGTTCTTTTTAACTTTACTACTTGTGCCATATCTATGGTTTACCGATTCCATTATATAATTAAAAAAAATAAGAAATACCTTATATAAGGTAATTTTTTTTCTTATCCTAATTTTGATTTTAATTCATCAATTTGTTTTTGTTGTTCTTTTATCGCCTCGATTAATAAACCAGTAAGTTTGGCATAATCTACACCCTTAAATCCATTCTCTCTATCGTGAACTAATTGTGGAAGAACTTTCTCTACATCTTGAGCAATTACACCAACATTTGGTAAAGATTGTTGTAATTCATCTGCATTTTCATTCCATTCCCAAGTTACACCTTTTAATTGTTGTACCTTTTGGATTGGATTTGAAATTACTTCTATATTATCTTTTAATCGTTCATCTGATGAAGCGTATGCAACAACATCACCACCCACATTCAAGGCTCCACTTACACCTACACCACCTGTTACTATAAGAGCACCAGTGGTTATTGTAGTTGATGCAGTGTTGTTTGTAATATTAACGGCAGAGGAGAATGTTTTAGCTCCACTAAATGTTTGAGTATCGGATAAGTGAGCAGTATCAGCATCTAAATATGCAGAAGCGATAACTGAACCTTGCCAAGTACCAGTTCCAATTGTACCTAAAGTTGTAATTGAAGTCTGTCCAACATAAGTTGAAGCAATATCAACTGCATCAGCAGATACAGAAATTCTATTTGCAGTACCAACAACATTGAGGTCTCTTGTTGCAGCAATTGTACCACCACCAGTTAAACCATTTCCAGCAGTAATTGATACGGTAGTATGATCAATGTGTTGGTTTGCAACATAGTTTGTTGTTGTATTGTGATTTACTTGAGATGAACCTGATATAACACCACCTCCCACAGAAATTGTGTGAGCTATACCTTCACCTGAAGTTGCACCACTTGAAACAATACCATTTCCTGCAGTAATTGTTGCTACATAATTACCCGAAGTTCTAGTTCCCAATTCTATATCACCAGTTGTAGAAGCAACATTGATTTGTCCTGAACCTGAAACAGTACCACTTGGTAAAATTGCAGTTACACTACCAGCAGTCACAGTACCAATTGTAGTGATTGAATCATCACCACTATATGTACCACCTGCAACTGTAGCAAGTGTTGCATTATATGCCTGAACATCAGTTCCAATTGCTACTCCCAAATTGGTTCTAGCAGTAGAAGTATTTGTTAAATCGGATAAGTTAGATGATTTTGATAATTTACCATCCACTAAGGTATTCAATGTAGAATCACCTGCTGCCAACGAAGCAGAAATTTCAATTAAAGTATCAAATGCTGCATTAGCTCCACCAATTAAATCGGTTAATTCTTGTTGAACATATGCAGTTGTAGCGATTTGAGTTGAGTTTGTATTCGCAACGGCAGTTGGTGCAGTTGGTGTTCCAGTAAGAGCTGCACTGGTAAACATTGTGGCCTTACTTTCATTTGTTACATTTCCTAAACCAACATGAGTTGCAGTTACACCACTTACTGTTCCAGTAAAGGTAGGTGAACTAAACATCGTTGCCTTACTTTCATTAGTTACATTATCTAATGATAAAAAAGTTTTAACTGAAGAAGCAGAACCACTAACTACTGCTAATGAATTATTGTAAGCAAGTACATTTGCATCAAAATTAGTTATTGTATCAGCATTTACTTGAGATGAACCAGAAATGACTGTGTTAGCATCAAGTTGTCCTTTGATGGTTGTGTTAATTGAACCAGTAAATGCTTCTAAATTAGCAGTTTCTCCTTCAAGGGCAGTTAATCGGGTAATTGCACTACCACTGGCAGTTTCTAATGAAGTTAATCTATTGTTTTGAGTAGTATTAGTTGTATCGTTAGAACCAGTGTAAGTATTAAGAGATGATAAAATACTTATAACTTGTGATGAACCAGATACGATTCCTGCAGGAATAGAAGAAAGTGATGTATAAACAACTTGTGATGATCCCGAAACTACCCCATCACCAAGTGTATTTAAGTATCGTGTATCGAAAGAAGATGTTAATTGAGATGAACCCGAAACTACACCACCACCTGCAGAAATTGTATGAGTTATACCTTCACCTGAAGTTGCCCCTGATGTAAGAATACCATTTCCTGCGGTGATTGTTGCAACATAATTACCTGAAGTTCTTGTTCCTAATGCAATATCACCAGTAGTTGATGCTACGTTGATTTGAGCAGAACTCGATACAACGGTATTAGTGTCTAATTGAGTTTTAACGGCTGTTGCAAATCCAGTAGTTGAACCTGCAGTAATTTGTGATGAACCCGAAACTACACCATTTGTAGAATTTATTATACCACTAAAAGTACCACCAGTAAATGATGCTCCTTGATATGATCCACTAAATGACCCACTATATATACCACCCGGTGGTAATGTGAATGTTGCACCATCTGCAAATGTTAATGAACCTGAAATTACGGGACTATGTATTATCATCTCTATTTATCCTTTATTATACTATATAAATATATCTTTTTAAATTGAACCACCATCTATTTGTGAAATTACGGTTGCATTTGCAGTACCCGTCACATCACCACTTAAAGTAATTTGTGCAGAACCACTAAATACGCCCAAACTATTAACTTGATTAGTAATAGTATTGGATAATCCAGTTACATTAGTAGAAGGAATTGAACCACTCACTATATGTCCACCTTTTGCAACAACTACATACCCACTTCGAGGCGATTCAAAAGTTATTGTAATATTATTAGAATCAGTTATTCGTAAAGTTGATGGAATTATTTGATAATTATCATTATCATAAACTTGTGCAATTGCGTTTTGAGTGTTAAGATTGTGGTCAACTATCCAGGTTGATTGATTTGTGAATGATTTTTGAATTGTTGCAGCTTGGTCAACTGTTATATTAGTTAGTTGTGAACCATCTCCAACAAAATAAGAAGCAGTAATAGAACCTGAAATATTTATATTTCCCACTACTGCAGTGTGAGTATTTGTAGTAACAAATTCTACTACTTCATCTACACTACCACTTTTACGAATAAAAGCTTTACCATCATACACATTTATTGCAATTTCACCAGTTTGTAATGAACCAGTTGTTGGTTTTGAACCAGATGAAGTTGATCTTTTTAATCGTATGATTTGTGCCATTTATATTATTGGTTATTTACTTTTTCTTTTAATTCTTCAACTTGTTTTGATAAATCTTTAATACCTTCAATTAATAAGGAAACTAATTTATCATATTTTACGGCTTTGAATCCATTTTCACGAGTACCAACTAATTCAGGAAGTATTTCTTCAATTTCTTGAGCAATTACACCATAATCCTTACCTTTATAAATATTTTGTTTTTCTTCGTTCCAAGTAAATGAATAACCACCTATTTGATTAATTTTTTGCAAAGGTTCTGAAATTGGAGTGATTTCGTTTTTCAATCTTCTATCGGATGATGCATAAGCAACAACATCACCACCGGCGAATACATCACCACTCGTTCCAATACCACCTGTTACTATTAATGCTCCAGTTGTTTTTGAAGTTGAAGCAGTGTTATTTGTAATTGATATAGAAGTTGAAGTAGTATTACCTACTGAAGTTACATCTTGTAATGATTTTGTAATTTGAGATGAACCCGAAACTACTGCATCTGCGTTTAACTTATCTTTTACATTCGTATCAAAGTTAGTGATTGAATCTGCATTAACTTGTGAAGAACCTGAAATTACACCATCTGCGTTTAATTTATCTTTTACATTTGAATCAAAGTTAGTGATTGAATCTGCATTAACTTGTGAAGAACCCGATACTACACCACTTGGTAATAAAGGAGTTATTTGAGATGAACCAGATACGATTCCTGCAGGGATATTAGATAAGCCAACATAAGAAACTTGTGATGAGCCCGATACTACTCCACTTGGTAGTAAGGGAGTTACTTGAGATGAACCTGATACGATTCCGGCAGGGATATTTGATAAATTAGGATACGAAATTTGTGATGAACCTGATACTAATGTAGTTCCAGTTGCATAGAATGTTCCATTTACAACCGAATTAGAACCAAGTGTTATTAAAGTTCCGGTATCGGTAATATTAGAATCATTTAAGTGATGATTATCAACTGCTTTTGGAACTCTGTTCGAAGTTAAATAAGTTGGGGTTCCTTTTGTTGTATATTCAGGGCCAAATATAGTAACCGCATAATCTATGCCGGCTGAACCACTATATTCATATCCCCAATCATTAGTTTCGCCATCATAGTAGAATGAAGCAGTTGAAAGAGTAGAACCTGAATCATATACTGATAAACCAGCATATCGTGAGGTTGGAGTATCGGTGTTTACAACAATAAATGCATCACCGATAATTTTTGCAGCACCACTAACCGAAGTTATGTAAGCAAATGAACCAGTTCCATTAACAACTATATCGTTAAATGTTTTTGTGCCACTTATAGTTTGATCACCATCTAATGTAACATACCTATTATCGTAAGATGATGTTAATTGTGATGAACCTGAAACTAAAGTATGTGTTCCACTTGCTTTTTCTTCAAATAAATTATTTAATGAAGATGAGTTTGATTCTAATAAATCTAATCTATCATCTACCGATGAACTAAACTCCGTAAAGTCAGTTTCATTTACATATCTTGAATCATAAGATGATGTTAATTGAGATGAACCCGAAACTACACCTGATGGTAGGTTTGAACTAACACTTCCTATTTGTAATTGAGTCCAACCATTTGAATTTCCAACATTTGAAGTATCGGTTAACACCCATATCGTATTATTATCTTGTTGAAAAACTATTAATCCTTCATAAACATTAGCAGATGATAGAGAATATCTAGCATTCTCATCCACTAATGTTAATCTAGCATCAACAGGTTCGTTGTTCGTTATGTTAAACCCACCAGGTAATATAATTGCCATTTTCTATTCTCTATTTTATGTTAATGTATATGTTATACTACTTCCAGCACCACCTGCTTGTAAAGTATTTGTTTTATAAACTTTATATTGTCCAACTGTTGTTACACTAAATTGGCCCAATACACCAAATCCACTCGTTGTTATGTTAGATAGATTAGATAAGGAACTATTGAATACAATATAATGGTATTTATCACCAGTCCAACTTATTGTTACCGATTGTCCACTTGCAGTAGTTGTTCCTTTTGCAATCGTTCCAATTGTTCCTCCCAAAGTTGTATCCCACAATGCCAAATTTTCCAATTCTCCGGCAGTAAATGAAGCTGCATCACTTGCACCATATCTTAAACTTCTAATTTTGTTATATGTTTGTGTAGTGGTTCTTATTATTGTTAGATCAGGATTATTATCACCGATTGGAGATTCATAGCTGGCACTTGTAATTATACTAATTGATGAAGAACCAGTTGCAGAACCAGTAATAAGATACGGAGTACTAACATTTGTTGTAACTTCAACCAAATCCCAACCATTTGATGGGTCAGCAGATGAAGATGTAAATGAAATACTACCAGTTGCACCTTGCTCGATTTGATTCGAAGATGCACCTAATTGAACTGTCACCGATGGTGTTAATGTTGGAGATGCTGGATTTGATTTGGAAATTGTACCAGTAGTTGTAGCAGAACTTGTAAATATACTACCATCTAATGGAGAACTTCCGGTTAATTCTAATCTATATGTATGTGACCCACTTGTTGTGGTGGTAAACGATATTGATGTACCACTACCCACTTGATTTAATAGGGTAGATCCTTCATATAAGGATGCACTGATTAGTGTATACCCACCATTATTCCAAGTACCATTTAAAGTATACTCATCGTTTATACGATTGAATCTATCTGTCAAGAATCCACTTAAAGATGCTGCGATTGATGAAGGTACTGCAGGTGTACCGAAAATAAATTTCAAAGTTCCACCAATAAATGTCACCGCCACATTATTATCAAAATCTGCCACTTCTATTCCAGTTAATTGTTCTATACTATTTGTTACATAATTGATATAACCAGAAGCTGATGCTAACCCAGCTAAAGATGCGGATACTGATGAACTAAAAGGTGTTATTGCTGAATCTACTCCATCGGTAAAATGACCAGATGCAGTATCAAGTGTCAATGTTACATCACCTGAATTACCACCCCCGTCTAAACCATCTCCTGCCGTAACAGAAGTAATGTCTGCCGGATTGATTACATTATCCAACACATGGACAATAAATCTTTTAGTTGCTCCTGCAGATAAAAGTATATTATCATTTAGACTAGCTGTATCCAAATTAACATCCAATGAAGTTGTTACATTATACCATGCAGCAGAACCTAATGAACCAGAAACTTGGTAAATACCAACCAAATCAGCAACTGAACCTGATACTTCGTATCTTGAATCCAAAGATTGTGTTACTTGTGATGACCCAGATATTACTCCACCGATTACATTACCACTAATTACACCATTTGTAATTGAGAAATCTATTGTGGATGTATCAGTTGATGATGATACTACACCTTCTACATTTAATTTATTTTTTATTGTAGAATCAATAGATTGTGAGAAAGATTGGTATTGAGATGCCGAATTATATAAATTTGATATATTTGTATCATTTGATTGAGTATACAAATGTAAAGAATTTAAATCAGCATCAATCGATTGAGTGTAAGTTTGTAATACATCGAATTTATCATCAACTGATGCAGTATATGATTCTAAATTACTAAATTTAGTATCTACTGATGCAGTATATGTACCTAATGCACTAAATTTGGCATCATTCGATTGAGTATAAGAGTGCAAAGAACTTAAATCATCATTAATTGATTGTGTATAAGTTTGTAATACATCAAATTTATCATCAATAGAAGATGTATAAGTTCCTAATGCAGAATTTTTGGCATCTTGAGAAGATGTAAATGATTCTAAATTAGATAATCTAACATCTTGTGAACCACTTACTGTTTCTAAATTAGATATTCTAATATCTTGGGATGCAGAATCTAATTCTAAACTTGTTAATCTATTTCCAAATGAACCTGAAAAAGTAGTATATCCGGTAGTTTGTGTAATATCAATTTGAGATGAACCGCTAAAAACATTATCTCCATTAATTTCTAAATATCTAAAATCTAATGAAGATGTAACTTGTGATGAACCAGAAACTAAAGTTGGTTTATTTAGAATGTTTTCAAACTCTACATCTGCCGCAGTTACACCGGTTAATTCAGAACCATCCCCTTTGAATCCTACTGAAGATGATACTTTTTGATTTATTTCTAATAAAGTTTGAGAATCATTCCATAAAATCGAAGCATTTGCACCCGAAATGTATAATCCAGCTCCATCTGCTTGTGCAGAAGTTGTGGAACCAGATGCAAGTGATAAAACTTTATCTTCAATTATTAATTCGGTTGTATTTAATGTTGTTGTATTACCTTGTACCGTTAAATCACCATATATTGTTAAGTTTTGGCCAGTTACATCAATAGCAGTTTTCAATGAAGATGTATATGCTTCAATACTATCTAAACGAGAATCTACTGATGTTGAGAATGAATTTTCTAAAGTATCTAATCTACCATCTACTGAAGATGAAAAAGTTGTGAAATTTTGAGTATTATTTACATCAATTTGGGCTGAACCTGATACTAAAGTAGGTTTATTTAAAATGTTTTCAAATTCTACATCTCCTGCAGTAACATTTATCAAACCACTACCATCACCTACAAAATACGAAGCAGTTATAGATTGCGATGCCGTTATATCATTATCAAAATTTACATTACCTGTGATTGTAGTATTAGAATTATTATTACCAATAAAAATATTATCAGTTATAGATGATTGACCAATACGAATTGTTGATGCAAATAAAAGAGCAGTAGATAATGAATCATCATTATCAATTAATGTTAGCGTACCGAAATTTAAGGAACCTGATGGTTGTACTGATAATTGGGCCGTACGATTTGATATTGTAAGTTCTGAACCAGAAGTGGATAATGTGTGATTTTTTGTATTAGCAAAAATACTACCAGTCACGGTTAAATTACCAACAATTCTTTCAGTACCAATAAAGATATTTGAACCAGTAGTAGCGAAAGTTTGGTTTAAATCTTCTTGTGAAGATGTAAATAATTCCAGATTATCTAATCTTCCATCTTGTGAAGGCAATGTACCAACAAATGAACCACTAAATACTGAAGCAGTTACACTACCAAATACATTAACATCACCACTAAAGTAAGTAGTACTTGAACTTACTATTAATTGGTCTGAATCTGCAGTTATTAAACGATTAGTTCCTCTTATTTGTAAATTATCTGCAATTACATCACCATTAACATCTATACTACCGGTTTGGAAAGTAGAACCACTCACAAGTGTAGAACCTGATAATACTGTCAGACCTATATTTGTAAAAGTGGATGAACCACTCACTGTTAGGGAACCACTTAGAAATACATTTCCAACTTGATGAGTAGAACCACTCATAAAAATGGAACCAGTTATAGTTTGGTCACCAATAAATGTGTTTGAACCAAGAGTTGCAAATTTATCATCTAAAGATGATGAAAAAGTATCAAAATCGGTTGTAGATGATGATAATAAACCATCAGGAAGAGTTATTTTATCTAAAATTAGTAAACTACTATCGCCTTCAAGTGTCACACTACCATTAATATCAACTGGCCCTACCAACATTGCGTTATGTCCATCAGGAACCGTGAATCCATTTAAAGTTTTTGGATTGATATATACTTGTGATTTAAGGGTTTCGGTTACGGTTATGGAACCAGTTATAGTTTGTGACCCACTAAATACATTTGAACCGGTAGTTGCAAAAGTTTGGTTTAAATCTTCTTGTGAAGAAGTAAATAATTGTAAATTATCTAAACGAGAATCAACTGATTGCGAAAAAGTTGTAAAATTTTCATTTGAAGATGATAAAATACCACTTCCTGGTAAGGAAATACTATCTATTGATGCAGAAACTACATGAAGTTCGTTAAATCGTTTAGTAATAGAACCTAAATCATCTTGTGCATCTTCTTGTGGTATAAGTGAACCAGTAAATGGTGCATTTACGGTAATAATATCGTTCGAACCAGTACCTAAAATAATATTTCCACCAATTTGAACATTACCATCTATTTTGGCGTTACCAGTAATATCAAGGGTTGACCCTGAAATACCGCCATTGATACTTAAATTTCCAGTTAATGTGATATTACCAGTATTTGAACCTAATTTTACAAGAGTTATTGTACTCGCACCAGTACCGAGTTGCAAAGTATTTAAACTTGTATTAAAATATGGTTCGGATATGGTTGTACTTGGAGTTGTTCCTCTTCTTAATTGTAGTATTGCAGCCATCTATTTAGATTTCCATTTAATTTATCTATAAATATATGTTTATTTAATAATTTCTTTTGAAATGTGTATAACTTCTCTTATATAAGTATAAGAAAATAAAAAGTATAAAAAAATCCCCAACCAAGAGGAAGGGGATTTTTAAATTTAAATATATTCTAATTAGAATGTACCACCATCGATAGTGTTTGATGCCACGAATGAAGAACCATTCCATTGAATTAAATCACCTGTGTTTGAAGGTGCAACTGAAGTAAGTTCTTTAGTGCCATTTGCTACTAGGAATGAATTAGCAGTTAATCCATTAATAATCAAATCAGTAGTTATTGTAACAACAACACCATCATCGGTAATATCAGAATCGACCAATAATCCATTTGCTCCGATTACTTGAACTGAAGCTGAAGTTGGAGTTGCGTTAAATCTTGCAAATTGTTTTTCTGAACCTAATGCTCCACCTTTCCAATAATCATTACTAGAATCCCACAATAATGAACCTGAAACTGTGTTAGGAATAGTTGCATCTTTAACCAATAAACCACCATTTGCAGCACCTGAACCATTCAATTCAAGGATATTATCACCTAATTGGATTGTAGTTGAATCTACCGTTGTAGTAGAACCTTGCACATACAAGTTACCAACAACTGTCAAGTTATTTCCAACAGATAAGTTATTTTGAATAGATGCAGTTGCTATTGTAACTGAATCAGGTAATCCGATTGTTACTGTACCACCAGCACCTAAAGTTACTGAACCACTTGAGATTTGAATCTCGTTTGCAGTACCTTGAATAGTTAAGTTAGTGTTACCTTCTACTGCAGTTCCTGAAGTGGAACCATAATCAACTTCAAGTGAGTTATCAACACCATCCAAAGATAAACCAGTACCTGCAACATCGGCATTAAGGTTTGCAGCTCTTACACCATTAGCCTTGATAGAAACATTACCAGTTGAAACTGAAAAATCATCAGAATCGAATGATGCAACACCTTTTTGTGTTGTAGATGAATTTACGGCAGAAAGGGTAAGTGTATTATTAGTTACAATAGCAGTTACAATACCACTACCAGTAATTGTTAATACATCAGTTAGTAAATCTACTGAATCATTTGAACCATTAGAACCACTTATTTTAAGAGCAGTTACTAAACCTGTCAATTGAGAACCATTACCTACAAATGAACCAGTAATTGTAGAAGTTCCATCTGCATTACCAATTGAATCGGCAGAAAGTCTACCAGTACCAAAATCAGTAGCTTGATTAAGTAATAAAGTTACAACTTGTGATGAACCCGATACAATTCCAGTTCCACCCAATACTTGAATTGAACCAGAGACAGTTCCTGCTGGTAATAAATCTTTTACTTGAGCAGAAGATGAAACAACACCTTCAATATTAAATAGAGCATCAATTTGGGCTGATGATGAAACAATTCCTGCAGGGATGTTAGATAACCCAACATAAGATACTTGTGATGAACCAGAGACAGTTCCTGCTGGTAATAAATCTTTTACTTGAGCAGAAGATGAAACAACACCATCTAAATTAAATAACGCATCAATTTGGGCTGATGAAGAAACAATTCCTGCAGGGATGTTAGATAACCCAACATAAGATACTTGTGATGAACCAGAGATTACACCATCTGCATTTAACTTATCTTTTACATTTGTATCAAAATTGGTAATCGAATCGGCATTAACTTGTGATGAACCTGAAACGGTTCCAGCCGGTAATAAAGCAGTTACTTGAGAAGAACCTGAAACAATTCCAGTTCCATTAGTTTGTGCTGTAGCTTTTACTTCTACATTACCACCTTTATTTAAAATATATAATTTTTGTGCAGAAGTATCGTAAAATGGAATACCATCTACTGAAGTATCGTAAGAAGCACCAGTTAAATTTGGTACAGTAGTTCCTTGAAGAACTTTGTTAGCAGGAGTAGCAGTTGAACCATCGATACCAACGAATAGAATTGAATTTCCATTTGCGGCAGTGATTCCTGATGAACCAGTAACAACTAACAATTCTCCAGCACGTTTGGTTGCTGCACCGATAGATTCTAACGAACCTCTTCTGTGTTTAATAATTTGTGCCATAGTTTGTTTTTTGTTTTTTTAGTTTGTTACAACGAAAACCTTTATTAGTTAAACAGGACATTTGCCTAATTTATAAGTACTATATAGTACCTAAATTTTCTATATAAATATTATCTTTAAAATGATTAAATTAAACCCGAATCTATAATATAAGAACCTGATGAAATTACAAATTCAACTCCTCGTTGAAAATGATTAGAGCCAGTATCTAATGTTAAAGTTGTTACTCCTGATAATACTGATTTTGATAATCCATTTCCACCATCTACCGAAGAATCACCAATTGCAAATGTATAAGAATTCCAAACAATAGTATCGGTAAATGTTGTAATCATATCAGCGTATGTAATATCCGCTTGGTATAATGTATTATTACTTACAACATAAACAATTTGTCCATCGGAGAAATTTGAAACCGATGATGATAATAATGTGTTATATGTTGAATATGTTCTAAATAAACCACCTTCTTCATACCCACTCTTAATACTAATTGATGCAGTATTCGAATTTATTGCAGAAATACTAATACCCGAACCACTAAAATCAAATTGAGTGGCAACGAAATCTATGTTGCCACTCACTATATTGATACCAGTACCCTCTGCGGTAACACCAGTCAAACGAGAACCATCACCCTCAATAAATGCACCTTTTACTACTCCCGATGCGGTGATATCTCCATCTACAAATATAGAACCTGAAGTTACAAGTGAACCTGAAACTAAAAATTCACCTTCAATAACTGAAGCGGTTACTACACCTTGTATTTGTTTACTTTGAATTAATGTTGCCATCTATTGTATTTCTATTTACTTTTATATAAATTATTTATTATATTTTTTATACTAGTCTAATTTTAACTGAACCAGATGTGTGATATAAACCTCCCAATGGAACTCCACCTGCTTGTGCAGCCGTATCATCAGCGTAATTGTAAGAAGCAGATACTTTAGATAATATTACATATCCATTACCACTCACATCAAGTGAACCGGTTATTTGTACTTTATTTCCTTGTGCAACTAATAAGTTACTTCTAGTATCAGGTTCATCACCAAAACTAGTTGTGCCATTACCAACTACAAACGCACCTTCTCCTGTATCATCTAATCTACTCGCGATACCAACGATGGTTTGTGCATAATTACTTGAACTATGGTGCATTCCAAAGGTTGCGTTTGCGTATGCAGTACTATTATCATTATACAAATCTCGTCCAACAGCAATTGAATAATCCGATGTTACATTCACATCAGTACCTGCAGCTATACTATTACCGTAAATACCACCTAGAGTATTCACACCTGCACCAACTGAGATACTACCAGAACTTATGATACCTGCTCTAGTTGTCAGTATACCATATTGTTTGTAATCAAAAGAAACTCTCGGGTCAATACCAAAATAAGTATCAATATCCTGTTGTCTAAGAGTTATTGTCAATGAACCAGATGCTTGATTGAGTGATTGAGCTATTGTTAATGTATCTCCAGCTTTATACCCTATACCTTGTCTACTTGCAGGTTGGCCATATTCTTCATATCCAAGACTACTATTTGAAGTATCTATCTGAACACTTGTAACAACGCCACCTGATATAAAACCTCTCAATCTTGCACCTCTACCTGCACCACTGGTTGTGGTAGTATTATCACTAAATGAACCATTGATTGTAGAACCAGATATATTTGAAGTGATTGCTCCAGTCAAGTCACCTGTACCTATTTTGGATACGGTAAATGTCATATTACCATCTGATTGTTCTACTATGTTAAATAATCCTGCACCATTTCCTCTTATAGACCTCATGGTAGACGGGTTGGCTACAAAATTTACTAATGAACCTGAACCAGGTACTGTTATTGAACCAGTTACGGTAAGTGAACCACTTAATACAGAATCACCTACTACTCTTAAATCTACTGAGTTAGAAGAAGAAAGTGTTAATGAACCAGTTACTATTTGGTTTCCAACAAATGTATTTGAACCGGTGGTTGCAAATCCAGTTCCAGTTACTATACTACCTATTCGTGTATCTACTGATTGTGAATAATCAGTAAAGTTTGTTACTGAAGAAGAAAGAATATCGCTCGGTAAACTTGAACCAACTCCTGTCAATCCACTACCATCTCCAACAAATGAACCAGTAAATGAACCAGAAATAGTTCCTTCACCACTTACATTTAGATAACGAGAATCAAGAGATGTTGTTAATTGAGATGAACCAGAAATTACTCCACTTGGTAAAACAAGATTAGTTAATCCACTACCATCACCCATGAATGAACCACTAATTGTTGATGCAGTTATATCTCCACTAAAGTATGTATTAGATGAGCTAATCAATAGTTGATTGGTATCTGCAGTGATTGAGTAATCAGTTGTTGTTGTTACATTACCGAATCCAGTTAGTTTTAAACTTGCCAATCCTTCTCTTGCAGTTTGAGGGGAACTAGCACTAGTAAATGTACCACCTACTAAAACATTATCATTTGGTAAAAGTGTTACCGAATTTACACTACCGGTATTTAAATTATATGTAGATGCACTACCAGAAGCAGCCCATCCACTTATGAGATTACCAGTATTTTGACTTATTATTGCAAATCTGTTAGCGGATGTAGTAGAGTAGCCAGGAATACCAAAGGTGATAAAGTTACCACCTAATAGGATTTTATCACTATCGTAGAAATCAAAATCATTTACATACACAGATACACCCGGTAGATTTTGATCTGAACCACTTATATATGTTCTAAATCCACTATCAAATGCACCAACACCATCTCCTTCATCCGCGGTTGTTAATCTTGCAAATCCAGCATTCCTAACATTTGGTCCTGTTCTAGTATCTTTAAATCTACCAGCAATATAGATATAACCATTATCACCTGGGGAGTAAGCATCGGTTACTTTAATTTTTTTGATTTTATCTAAACTATCACCGGTAGTTATATCTAAATTAGTACCAGCAAATCCTGAATCTAAAGCACCATTAGGGTTAAGTTTTACAAGAAAATCGTAATCAGCTAATGAACCCCATTGTGTAAATGAACCACCAATTAAAATTGCTTGCTCGGAACCACTATTCAATAATGCAACTGAATGAAAATTATCAGTATTAAAAAAAGAAGGGTTATTGCTTCCAGTACTTACATTAAAAGAAGTATCAAGAGTACCATCAGTATTTATTCGTCTACTTCCTGATGTAAAATAACCTACACAAACTATTTTATCATCATTTTGAATTACAATATCCCTTACTTCCCCAAATGAACCCCAAGACTGAGCTGCAAATGTAGTATCTAATGTACCATTAGCATTTAATCTTGCAATTCCTTCTCGTGTACTACCACTAACCTCTATAAAATTACCGCCTACTACAATTTTATTATCAGATTGAGTAACAAATGTATTTATATAACCATAATAATCTCCACCACCAAATACATCTCCAAAGATTGGAGAAGTAAATGATGTATCTATTGTACCATTTGAGTTTAATCTAGCTATATCATTTGTGGTATGTCCATCAATGCTTTGAAATCTACCAGCAATTAATATCTTACCATCACCCAACACCAATGTTTTCTTAATAAAATTATCTCCACCATATTCACCTGAACCTGATAAATTTAAATTGAATGTAGAATTCAACGCAGGTATAGTTGATGTTGATGATGCTGCTAATTCATATCCATCGGAATTAATACTTCCACTTATATCAACTGAACCTGATAGTATAGTTGGACCAATGTTTCTAAAAGTAGATGAACCACTAATGGTTAACGAACCACTAATAACTTGGTTTCCAACAAATGTATTTGAACCAGTTGTTGCAAAGGTTACATTTAGGTCTTCTTGTGAAGAAGTAAATGAATTTAAAGAACTAACTTGTCCTTCTAAAGAAGCAGTTGCTAATTCTAAACTAACCAGTATTGCATCAGCAGATTGTGTAAATAATTTAATAGCGTTTACTTCAGTTTGTAAAGAAGATGAAGTTAATTCTAAATTATCTAATCTACCATCGGCAGATTGAGTAAATGCATTTAGAGCAGTGATATCACTTCCACCACCACCTCCTCCAAATGAAGAAGTAGGGGCTAATGTAGATACATTACCACTACCACCTACCCATACATAACCTTGTTGTAGGGATGCTGTTAATGTTCCGTCAATTGTTAAATTTGTTATATTTAACCCTTCGATTGCTACCGAACCTGATTGGTAAGGAGTAATTCTGTCTACTCTAATTGTGCTCATAATTTTTTTTCCTATGTTTTTTATTTTTTTGTTATCTACTTACTATTTTTCCTTTTATAAAGAAATCTGATGCCGTTATCAAATCCGGTCTCAATGTTATTGGTTGGTTGAATGTTATTACTATATTGGAACCATTATCTATAACACTATATTGGTCTGATGTTCTTTTTAATCCTTGTAAAAATACATCAACATAATCTGATAAACTATCAACTTTAATTTCTTCGAATACAAATTTTTTATCCAAAAAAGTTAATGTAAATATATCACCATTCAAAGAAATTGAATCAGGAGTATGTTGATAAATCCATGAATCATTAATAACTTCTAACACTAAATTTTTTGCTCTCAATTTATCATTAAAAGGAACTATCACATTTGGTTTTCGTTTTATCATATAGTATCAACGTCTCCCTCTAATTTTATATCATCAGTATCTTCCAATTGATATTCAAAATTTTCTTTTATGAAAAATACATGAAAATCATTATTAACTTGCTCAAATATATAATCTCTTTCTAATATAAATTGACCATTAATAAATATATCAAAACGAGAGTGTTCTTTCCTAAATGGTCTTAAATTTATATTTAAATCTTTCATTTTTACATTTGGAAGTTTCCAAATCCAATATGAAGGATGTGAAAGGTTATGTGGAATCAGAGTATATTCATCTGGTTCGTGAACTTGTTTTAATATTTTATTTAATTCATTTATCATAATTCAATAAACTTTCCAGTTACACCAATTTCATCAGTAGATTCCAAAATATAACCTAAATCATTAATTGTAGTAATCAAATCGGTTGGATATGTTCCACCTTCTTGCAATGAACCGGTGTTAAAATTAAAATAAATTTCATCAGTATTGTACGAACCGGTATAAGAATATTTTGTAGGTGGAATTAATACACCATTTATATAAATTCTAAACCACTGGTCATTATCAAATGAACCGATTAATTCAGGTGGTAATTTTGGTAATTCAACATTAGTTAATTTAATTGTATCTGCATCTACAAAAGTTGCCTCTTGTGAACCACGAATAGACATAAAATCAATAATATCAGAGTATTCAGTATACAAACTTTGTTTACTTAAATTCATATTAGTACCTGTCAAATCAGTTTCTCCTGCCCAGACAATCTTTTTTGGAGAAATTTCTTTTCGTGTAGTCGATTCATTATCAAATTTTTCAGGTAAAAGATATGCATCTACTAACATAGTAAACGTTGTTCGAACAATTCGTTGTGTACCTTCACCAACATCAGTAGTATTATCAAATGAATCGATTTTTACTCTAAATTTAAACCCATTTTTATCTCCCCAGTATTCATCAGTTGCATATTGAAATGCCTCTACAATTTTATTCATGTGTTCGGTAAAATCAGTCCAAACATTTACTTCATAAGTAATAGTAACATAATCAGGTATTGTTACATTATACATATCCACTGGTCTTCTTGCCGAAGTCATTTGTGAAAACCTATCGTATTTGTGTTTTTTAGAGTATTGTGATACCGCTGTATAAAATAAATTACGATTCATGGAAATTGCACCTGACTCATCTCTCGCTACCGAATTTCTTTTAAAAACACAAATTGGAATTTGAACTTGACCATTTCTATCTCTTAAAAATCCATCTTTTTTTATGGCTTTCCATCTTTCAGGATTACCATATACAACAGGTACCTTTACCTTTTCACCCATTACCTCAACCGTAGGCATGACAGTATCTATCATGTGTTCAGCAATTGCAGAATCAATATCATACAACTTAATACCTTTATGATTTTTTGGTTCGGTTTTAAGTTGTTCTTCTCTTTTGGGGATTCTTTTTAACGGGTCTATACTCATTAGTAAATTCTATCCTCTATTTGTACTTGTGTTCTTCTTACCATGTGACATGATGCAATTAAAAACATTCTAGCATCTTCAAACTCATTTGTTGTTTTATTAAAAACGGTTGGAGAACCACCGATTAATGCAGTTCTTCGTATATTATCAATTTCATAATAACTCTGGTCAAATAAAATAACATCACCGATTTCAGGATACCCGAATTGTGAGTTTTGAATTGCACCTACTGGAATTAAAGTTCCATTAATGTCTCTTAATCGTGGTAAGGTTTCGGTTCGTAATCTCATTATATTAAATCTAAATTCTGCAGTTTGAACCCTATCTGCACCGGCTTCTCCTTCGTAATTAACTCCGGGTAATTCTCTATCTACAATAGCCATTAAATTAGCAGGTGCATGCCAAACTTTACCCAACGATTCTCCATATAGATTAGTTTTAGTTTCACCAACTGATACTTTGAATAAAGTAATAGCCTGTTCCACTACATAATCAACCACTTCTTCAGCGATTGATTTAATAAAATCTAAATCTCTTGCGTTTAAAAACTTTGGCATATTTTATTATCCTATATAAATAGCTAATGGTACTTTACCTATAATTTTTTGTTGCTGTTCAACTATTTCTGCCTCATTAGACATTCTTGTTTTTCTACTTACCTCTTCCAAGTTTTCTCTTAATTGAGTAACCAAATTATCTTTTTCAGTTTGTGCTTCTGCTCTTAAAGCTGCACCATCTAAAGAAACTTCGGAACCAGGAATTGGAACTGTATTATATTTCTCTCTAATTGCACCCAACATTTCTTTTGCAAGTGCAAGAGTGTATTTTCTAATCCATTGTTTACCGACATCGTTAATTTGTGAGTAAGTTGCAAAATTATACTCAATGTTAGAGTAATCAGACATTACATTATTTCTAACAACGGTTGCACCTTCTCTAAATTCAGTATCTACATAATACTCAAACCAAAGTTCGTAATTTGAAGTTGGTAGTGGGAATATTTTTAATTTATTATTTACAATATTAAATGTATGTGCAGATTTTCTGAATTGGTCATTGAATTCAATCGCTTGAATTCTCAACATATCTTCATAAAGAGGCATCAAAATGAATTGTGCTGCAGGTGAGAATGAACCAAATCCAAATTCATCAATTAAGTTTAGTGTACCTTGACCTGATACTGAATACGGATCAAAGAATCTATTAATTGCTGGAGTTGCTTCATAAAATACTCTAGTTACTGATATTCTTTCACCACCTTCAACTTCATCAGCAAAAGCTTGTAAATCATAATCTTGCACCCCCTCGAACATACTGATAGAACCTGATTTTATATCACTTCTACCACCAACACCTGCTTGGTTTCCATACGCTTGGGAAATTTCAATTACATTATTTAATTCTGAGCCATTTACTTGTTTTCCAGTATAATTTGTACCAGTTGGTCTACCTTGTAATGCTCCGAGATTATTTCGGATATTAAATTGATTTACTTGAGCAGAATATTCAGAAACAGCCTCTTCGAATACAGCAAAAAAGTTTTCACCCTCTAATTCAATATCAATAATAGGATAGCCTAATCTTTTAGCACACCAAGATGCAACTTTTGGTGCTTCAGTTCTAAATTCAGAATCAGAATCATAAATACCAAATGGAGTTGATGAACCAGTGATGAATGTGGCCGAGCCTGTCCAAATTCTTGCTTGAGACATATTTACTTTCCTCTTTTATACAATTATACACCTATAAATATAAACAACAAAAAAAGGGAGTGAAAATCACTCCCTTTGTAAAAGTACCAAGATAAAAAAATGGTATTAGTTTAAGTATTTTAGTTTATATAGGGTTGAATAAATTAGAGATTCAACTTCTTGAACCGTATTATCTATAAACGCATCTTTTATTGGTCTTGTTTTTTCAATTATTTTTAGGATTTTATTAAAATATTCAATTACTTGTTCTTTGGATTCGTATTGTTCAATCTTTGAGACATTTTTATATTTTAGAATACCATATTTACCTTGATATGACTCTGCAAGTCCATCGGCTATTCCACCAATTGATTCGTAATATCCACCTAATGCATTATGTTCTGCAAAAGATTTGGTTTGTAAGTGGAAAATGTGAACTTGATTAACTGAATGTAATAATACTGATATTAAATCTTCCATTTGGTATATTCCTATTAATTTACTAATAAATATATACCAAAAATGTTTTACGAATTATTCAACCCATTCCATAAACCCATAATCGATTGCATGGAGATAATCGGTGATATTTAAATTATCAAATCCACCTTTTAATTCGGAATCTACTTCCAAGTGTCTATGTGCAAACTCCATTACTTCGTATAAAACACCATTATCATCTGAATTACTTACTATATAATCAAAAGTTCTATGATACTCGGGATATTCATCTACCATCTTGTATTTAAATAACCAAAACCATTTATTGAGATTAGATTCTGCAACTTCGTTTGTCATTTTTGATTAATTAAGATAAGAATACTGATTTGCTGCCACAATTACTTGGAGATTATTCATACATTGATTATCTGCTCGTGAAATGGCACCCCACAAGTCATTATCTACTACTGATTGTACGAAACTACCTCCTTGAAGGCCTTGACCATCTCTAGTCATCATTACTGATGCGATGATATTAATGATATGAGGATTAGTTACCTCATATTCTAAAGCAAACTCTTTTGCTGCTGATTGATATTGATTAACAATTTCCATATTTTTATTTAGTATAAAATTTATAAGAGTATAAAGTACCACAATCATCATCGTCTAAGTCATCTTCTACGATTACTACTTGATTACCAACGATTTCTTGAAGTTTGGAATGATTAACTCGTTTCCAATAACCAAATCGTAAAAAATTAGCATTAGAACCACCCACCACTTGGTCGATGTTGAATGAACCGAATTCGGATTCGATTTTTGAGAGAGTTTCGGGAGAAAAATTCATAATGTTAAGGGTTTAAGGTTTAATATAAAGTAAATATACGAAAAAGATTTCATATATCCTACTGTTTTATCAATTATTTCGAACAATTTTTGTAATCTTCAATCAAAGAAAGTACGGTTTTAACCGAACCTTTGAAATATCCAACTTCAAAAGCAAGTTGAGAAGGAATTTCGGTAGAATAGTTCTTAGCCTCTGATTCGGCTGAGGTAATTGTTGAAGAAAGGGTAGATTCAATTCCATTTACCAATTCAATAAGTTGAGATTTGGTGAGGGTTCGGTAATTATACATAACATTTAAGGGGTTTAGGGTTGAATTCTTATTACAATACTAATTTACAAAAAAGTTTTCGTAATTCCAAATGATATGTAAAAAATATTAAAAAATTTTCTAACTGATTATCAATAAGTTAGGGACATAAAAAAACCCCTACTATTGTAGAGGTTTTTATTTTATTTATACACAAGAACCAGATGCTACAATTAATCCGTTACTACCGGATACTTGATAGTATAATCCATCATTAACATTTCCAATAAATCCATCTGTTACAGGGTAATGTAATCTACTATCGGTAAATATACGATTTCCAACTTCAACATTTGTTCCAGTATATACATATAAACCAATAGTTTGGTTATTTGTCAATGCAGTACATGCTTCACCTGATGTTCCATAAATATCTGTTGTAGTTTTTGTTTCGGAATATGACTCTGCCTGAAGAGACCATCCTTTATTATCAACCATAGTTGCCAATGCAGGAATTCCTCTTTCTAAACTTGGAAGGGCATTATTTCCTCCCCCATCTTGTGAAAAATCTATATACCCATTAGAAACCGAACTACTTGCTAATTGTTGTAGAATATTATCCAATGCAGTTTGAGTAAGTGAACATGCCGCAAAGTTTAAATTGTTTCCATCACCCAATGGTTGTGTTGATGATATAATTACTTCTGTCAATTCCCCATTGCCATATAAATCAAATCCTTTTAATGCAGGAAGGTTAGATAAATTAAGTGAACCTGATATCCCACATTGGTCAGCATCAAAATATTGTAATGATGTACAAGATGATAGGTCAGGAAATCCTGCTGAAAAATCATTATCATCAATGTAGAGTGATTCCAATGCAGTACAACCTGTTACGTTCATTGATTTTACACCAGTACTGCCCAATTCATCACAATCACTAACATCTAAATAAGTTAAGTTAGTTAATCCTGATAAATCAATTGTTTCCAATGCGTTCCAATCTGCACGAAAATCTTGTAAGTTTGTCAGGTTTTGTAAGCCTGTTATGGCTGTTATTTGTGCTCCCATATTATTTTAATTTTTAATCGTTACCTTGGAAATCAAGTTCAATAACTTTGGTTGGATCACTAAATTCAACTCTTGCCGTATATTCTATTCCTGTGCCAGATGGACTATATGTGTGATAGTATGTATCATTACCGTTAAGTGTCACTTCTTCGGTCTGCTCATCTCCCCAATTGATTGTAATAGTTATTTCTGAATTAGTAGTTATATCTATTTGAAAATTATCGTAATCAGTAGTATCCACCACAAATTCAATGTGATTTTCAACGATTTGTTCTACTAAACGTCCACCTGCACCTGCAGCACTTGGTACATTTGGATACAACAATTGTTGTTGTTGCTGAATCATCATTACCTCGTGTATCAAATTTTGATTATAAATTTCATACTCGATTAATTGTCTATTGAGAGGTAATGAAGCGATATGTGGTAAGTTGGAAAACTGATGCCACGAAAGTCCATCTATTATCATAGTTTTTAATTATTATTTATGTATAAATATCAAATAGAAATAAAAAAGGGAGAACTTTCGTTCTCCCAATTTTTACTCATACTCTTTACTCTAATTAGATTATACTAAAGCTAAATCTTTAACATAAATCTTGCCATAGAATTCAGGACGAACCATCTTCTTAGCGTAACGAGTCATCACACCTCTACGTGGAGTAAAGTTAGTTGGATCGTACACTAAAGGTGTCATAATCAATGGAACATAAGGAGCATATACAGCACCAGTCTCAAGGAAGTTAGAACCTTTGAAACCTAACAAGATTTCGTTAGATGTCATGTATGGGTTCTTGTAAACAGTGTATCTGTTTGCCATAGCACCTACTTGAGAAACACCAGCTGCAAATTGTAAAGCATCTTTATCAGCATTTACAACGAATCCTGGGATTGATTCCAAGATAGTAGCAACGTCTGGAGATACAACTACGAAGTTTGCACCACCTCTAAGAGTTAATTGGTGAATCTTGTTAGATACTTTGTTCAACTTAGCACCCAAAGTTTGGAACCAAGTGTTCTTAGTGTAAGCTGCAGCGTTAGTTCCAGCTACCCAAGTAGAACCATTCCACTCTTCACCCAAAGTTGCTGACCAGTATTCAGTAGTCAATGCGTTAGCCTTCAACATATCAAGGATTTCAAGGTCGATTTCCAAAGAGATGTATTCAGACAACATTGAAGTCAATTCAGCTTCAGCATCGATTGAGTGGTAAGCGTTCAAATCTTGAGCCAATTCAGGAGTCCATACTGCCTTCAACTTACGAGTCTTAGCAACGATGGCTTCAGAACGAAGTTCCAAATCAACTTCAGGAATACCTAAATCGGTAGCTGGTTCAGTTGGATTAGCATCTTCGAAATCACCTCTTGTGTTAGCAGTTGGCTGCTTAGCATAAGTGATAGCAATTGAAGAAGTAGCGTTAGTCAAAGAAGTTACTTTTGCAAAGAATACTGCAGAAGTTCCAGAGATATCCGAGTGAGCTGGATAGAATGTATCAGCTGCAGAGAATGCAGATGAAGAGATGTAGAATGCTTTAACACCTTCTAAATCAGCAGAAGTAAAAGAACCACCTTGAGGGATAGTAATTTTAGCCAAAGTAGAGTTAGCTACTGAAGATGACAAAGAAGCATCAAATCCAACTTCTAACCAAGATGCAGTTGCAACAGTGTAAGAACCAGAAGCGATAGTTGCAGCGGATTCGTTGATAGTATAAGCGAATCTACCATCACCATAAAGACCGTTTACAGCAGCTTTAGTTCTACCGAAATCACTATTGAATGTAGAGATACCGTTACCACCGAACAATGACTTACCATTGAATGAAGGGTTACCGTTTACGGCAGTACCATATTTAAAGTCTAGATAGAAAATTAGACCAGAAGGAAGGTTCATTGGTTGAACTGAAACGAATTCTTTCGCTGCAATTTCACCAAAGATTCTTCTTACCAATGGAAGGGCTACACCACTCCATTCTTCAGAACCTGCGGAGGTTCCGGTAGCAGTTGCTTCGTCAAGCAATTGTTTTGCTTGGTTTTCCAACAATACTGCGATTTGAGATTGCTCTCTGCTTTTTAAACCTTCAAGAAGACCAGTTTTAGCCCATTTGTTTTGTAATTGACGTGTTTCAGCCAACATTACCTGCTGTGGGTTTTTGCCTTCCATTAGTTTAGATAAATCAAAATTTGCCATTTTATTTTTTCTCCTAATGTTTTGTTATTTAATATTTGCTAATTGTTTGAATCTTTCAGCTAATCCATTACTTTCTGCAATAATTTGTTTTTTAGGTGCAGTAGAAGCAGTTGGTTTAGATGCAAATGATTCGGTTAATTTGGTTTGTTTTACTTTTTTAGATGTACCACTCATTTTAAGTGATTCAGCTAAAGTAGAGAATACTAATTTTACTTCTCTAACATTACCAGTTCTGTCTAATGTTTCAACAACTTTGTGTTTTTGTTCGTTTGTTAAATCATAAGCACGGAATAATTTGTTAGTGAAAAGTAATTTTGCATTCAACAAGTTTACTTCGTTAATAGTCTTCTTCAATGATTTGATTACGCTATAAGCTTCTTCTAATTCAGCTTCTTTTTCTTCCTTGTAGGCTTCGAATTTTTCTTCTTCTTCACCTTCTTCTTCAGAAACTTCTTCATCATCTCCGTATCCCATTTCTCTGAGGATTTCATCAAGATCTAATTCTTCTGAATTCATTTCGTCTTCAGACCCAATTTCTTCCTCTTCTTCTTCATACACGTCTTCCTCTTCTTCAGCTACTGGAGCTTCTTCTTCAGAATCTTCTTCGTGCATTTCGTCTTCACCATCTTCTTCTTCAAGTTCACCTTCAAGTTCTCTGATGATTGCTTCTAAATCCATCTCATCTTCGAGTTCTTCCTCTTCTTCGAGTTCTTCCTCTTCTTCGATGTAAGATGGTTCTTCACCTGGTACTTCTTCGTCTTCACCTTCTGAAACGACATCGACATTATCGTCTTCTTCGCCTACACTTGAGGTTTCAACATCAGTATCAGGGTTTGTTTTTGCTAAACCTGATGAGCTATTAGCTGAATCTGCTGGTTTTTTGTTTTCACCACCACCGATATTAGATGCGTTTGTAGTTGGAGCTTCACTTCCATCTGAATACTCTTCGTTTACATCTGCTTCTTCCTCGTCTTCCATTTCTTGTTGGAGTCTCTTGGATAATACAGCTTGTAATTTTGGAGCAAATGCTTCTTCTAAGGCGATTTTGGCGTTTGCAATAGCAGTTTCTCTAACGGCTTTAGCATCAGCAATAGCTTCTTTCAATAATTTTGAATTTGCCATTTTTGACCTTCCTTTTGTTTTTTAATCCGTGAAATTATTAGGAGAATTCCAATGTGGGTTGTTAGTAGGTCGGTTGTTCGGTCACCACTTAATAAAGGGTATTCATTAACCAACTTTTTAATAAAAATTCACATTATAGGTGAATTAATTATAAATAAATATATAATATGAAAATTAAACCTATAATTTTCTATATAAAATAT